CTTCTCCGTTAATACCAACGCCACCGCCACCAGGGCCGCCACCGCCACCGCCATTTGCGTAAGCGGCCATACCACAACCACCGCCACCGCCTCCACCAGAACCAGAACTACCTGAAGTTTGGTTACCACTACCACCAGCGCCACCCGCTCCAGAATATCCACCAGCGCCACCACCAGCAGAAGAATTGTTTGGTGAACCATTACCACCATTATTTTTAGTATCTGCTTTTGATTTAGATGTAGAACCAGCAGTATTGCTTCCATTATCAGCACTATTCATATAAAATAAATAAGATGATTCAGGGGAATTTTGACCAGCCGAAGATGATGTTATACCATTTACATATCCATAAAAAGACCAACCATATTGACTGCTTTGTTGATAACTTTGGAAATTAACATAATAAGTTTGTCCTGGAGTAACACTTACACTATTAGAGTAACCAGCGGCTCCACCACCACCACCTACACCTGAAGTTACCTGATTACAGTATGAAGAACCACTAGCACCTTGACCAACTCCAAATATTGAAATTGATGTAACACCTGGTGGTGCTGTCCAAGTTGTGTTACTGCCTGAACCAGTACCATACCATTGACCAGGTTGTGTATCTGTTTGAACACTATTTGCTGTGGCTGTTCCAGCATCATTTGTTAAGGTAACAGAAAATCTAAATTTATAACCAGCATCAGCCCCACTTATAACATAAGTAGAATTTGTTGCTCCACTTATGTTTGACCAAGAAGTAGCGTCTGAACCTCTTTGCCATTGTCTAGTAAAATCTCCAGATGTATTCCAAGCACCGTCAGTTCCAGTTAATGTTTGACCAGTTTCGACTGTTCCTGTAACTACTGGAACACTTACATTTTCAGGTTCAATAACTGCGCCTGAAGCCAAAATCATGTTGTTACCTAAACTCATTTTTTATCTCCTAATTATGACATATCTTGAGCAGAAATAAATCCATACCAAGTAGTTCCGCCGTCAACTGTCATTAAAACAATTACATCATGGTTAGAACTTGATAAAGCTGGTGCTTGACCACCTGCCCACTTAACAGCGGCACCCCATGCAATAGTATATGCTGAACCACCTATTTTAAGGACCATGCTATAAGCATCTCCTGAAGATGGAACATTTGTAATTGTTAGTGTTGTTATATTTTGCGTAGGTGTGAAAGAAAAAGCGTTTCCTGTAGAGCAATCTAAAGTTAATGTTCCTGTTGATTGCGTAACATTGTTACTTGTTTCTCTAAGTGAAGTTGCTTTTATAGTTGTGGCTGTAACTGCACCAGCTACAGAACCACCTATTGTTGTCCCGTCAATACTCCCGCCGTTTATATCCACAGTCGTTATTGTTCCAGCATTTGATATAGTAGCACCAGTAAAGTTAATTGTTCCTGTGCTTGTTAAATCTGTGGCTGTGATAGCCCCTGCTGTAGTTCCACCAATAGTTACCCCGTCAATCGTCCCTCCGTTCAGGTCAACAGTAGTTACTGTGCCTAAATCAGAAATCGTTGCACTAGCGGCTGATATGGCCGCAGAATCAAGTGTAACAGTTCCGCTACCTACTAGCGTTCCGCCTACACTTAAAGTTTTTCCTGAACCGACTTGCAGTCCAACTGAAGTTCCTGAACCAGCGGCGGCGAAAAGAGCATCAAGAGTATCTAAATCAGTATTTAATTTAGTTCCCCATGTGTCCGTAGAAGCACCGACTTCTGGCTTAGTCAGATTCAGATTTGTTGTTGTTGTATCTGCCATTTGCATTTACTCCTTAAAAGTTATGCCGCTACCTTATAGACTTCAGTCCATGTTGTAGAAGCGTTTGGTTCATCAACCCATTTTAATCTTGCACTAAAGTTTGTAGATGATTGGGCTGATATATTTGAAACATCTATAAACACTATTCTATTACATACAGCCGTAACTGTAGAAACTCCGTTAATAGGATATGGATTACCACTAAATGTAACATTTGCGTTTACACTTAATGATGAAGTAGCTTGTGCGGGTATTATACCACCACTTATTACTTGCCCTAATAACGAAACAGTTGCGACAGCATTAACTGTTATTTGTGGTTGTGCTACATATCCGCCAATACAAGAGATAGTTGCGACAGCATTAACTGTAACACTTGCATCTCTAATTGTTCCAGCGGAATAATTACCATAACCATATTCACCAGAAGAATAAGTATCTACAGGGTGAGCCGCAGATAAACTTAAACTTGATGATGAAGTTGAAGATATTTGACCACTATCGGTATATCCCCAAACTCCATAAAGATTAGAACTGTAGCCACCTTTACCATAACCTCTCCATGCTCTATTTGTAAAGCTAGATGAAGCTGTTATTGTGCATGAAGCATCTGAGTAACCCCACTCTCCATACACATTGGAAGAATATCCACCTCGTCCATAATCTCTAGTTCCAGACATTTAATTCCTTATGTTAAATCAATATCTAAATCACCAGCAGGTACTCTAAACACATCACCAGTTGATATTGGTTTTTGTGTAGCTAAAGTTCCTACTGCATATAAGTTACCACTTGTTGAAGCATCTAATACACCAACCGCTACGACTGTTCCGTAACTTGCTGTTGCTGTTGAATATTCTACAGCGGCCGTGTTACTAGATTGACTTGCTGTTGTGGTAAAAGTAACTGTTTGTCTTGCATACCCTGTTCCAGAAGTTGAAACTTCAGTACCACCTGTTCCGTCATCACTTGGTGCTACAGTATATAGAGCCAAATATAATGTTCCAGCGGGTGTAAAAGTTGTCCCTGAAAAAGTGTGGGCAAGAATTTTGTTTTCTAAATAATCGCTAAAACTCATTTTTTAATCTCCTTATTGTAATGCGGTTGCTTTCATTTTTAATGTTGAATCGCCTACTCTTGCCTTTTGGTCTGCGATTTCTAAATCCTTAACTAGCTTCTGATACATACTAGCCCATACAGGTATTCTAGAGTCATCAACTAGATATGGGGCTGATTGTAGCAGACTTCCATATAAATATATATCAGGACTACTATTCATTAACCAATTAGTTGGGCTTACATCAGTTAAGTTAGGAATTTTACTATAGTAAGTAATTTCTCCTGTCAGCGTTGCTGAATCAGGAACAGGTAAAACCTCTAGTTCTTGACCTACTATTGTGTAAAATTTTGGTGTGCCACTTGAAGTATAAGTTTCTCTTAATTTATCAAGTTTTTCATTTGTAATAAATTCTAAAGTTACCACAGGATTTGCCTCAACAACAAAATCAACTGTTTGTAACCAATCGGCTGGAACAGCACTATATTGAGAATCAATCGTTGCTGTTGCTCTTTTAATCATTTTTCTGTTGCGTATTTCTTTATTAAAGCCAGATTCAGCTAAAGTAATAAAATCTGGTATTGTTGCTGTTAAGTCAGACCTATTTAACCAATCTGCTATGCTTGTTTTTAAATCTGAATAATTAACTAATGCCATTATACAGTTCCTTCTCTTGTTCTAAACGCTTTGTTGTCAGCGTCATTAAGCCATTTTTTTAATGCTTTAGGGTCATCTAAAATGCCCTTTTCTTTTAAATCATAATACAAAACCATAGGGATTGAAGCGACTTTGTTCCAATGACCATAGGGGTCTCTTTTATCGCTATCATTATATAAATCTCTGTTTTCTTTAAGTATTTCAGTTACATCTTGTTCTCTACTTAAAACAAATTTATGGTCTCCTTTACCTGAAGTATCTTCTTCAAAAGTAAAGTTATTTGAAATTTTTGTTTCGTTATCGAAACTTATTAATCTTTTTCTACTCATTTTTTTTAGTTTAGGGGTAGTCGCAATCGCTAACTACCCCATTTTCCTATGTGATTTACGAAGCTGTTAAATCAGCACACACTCCAAGAGCGGCTTCATTTTTAACTTTAAGTCCGTATTCTACAAGTAACATTCGCTTCTCAGCGTCACCAGTTTTAGCTAAATCAATAACTTCTAGTGGTCGTAAGAAACAAGTTGCGTAGAACTCAGGGTCTAAGACATAAGCATCTCTTTCTCTTTGGAATCTATTAGGAACAATATTAACTGCTCCAAAGTCTGATACATAAATATCAGCGGCTCCAATGATAACACCAGCTTCAGGTTTTTTAACTTCATACCTGTTAGCGGCGATACCTGAGAATCCAGAAACGACTGTCTTATTGTGTGGTCCAACCATAAGCATTTTTGGTGTTCCACCTTGAGTCCAAACTGATTCTATGACTGCATCAAGAATTGAAAGAGTAAACGCCCTTCTGTTACCAGCTGTGGCATCACCAGCGGCCGCATTAACAACCCCACCAGAAACTGTCGGGTCAGTCCCGCCTGTGCCTCTGTCTGAGTTTGTTTTTAGCCATGCTGGAAGACCTGCTGTTTGTCTAGCCGTACCTGCGGCTCCACCTACAGCGGCGCTATTTGCCATCAATGTAGTTTCTTGGTCTCTTTTTAGCTCTTGTCCAAGTTTAGTTATTTGATAAGCAAGTTCAGAAGTTCTACCTGCCTCGTTAATAACTTCCAAGTTATCAGCTAAGATAACAAGTTTTCTTGAAATGTTTGTATAATTTCCTATTCTAGTAGTCGGATTGGTTGCTGGGAAAGTAGCAATATCATCACCATCAATTTGATAGTTTGTTCCAGCGGCCGCAAGGGAATCAGTTTGCCACTCAAAGAAAGTGTTTCTAACTGTTTCTCTGCCACCGTTTGACATAAATGGTGTTTCTTCAGGAGAAATGTTGTAAATAATATTGCTTAATTCTTCGCGAATACCAACTGCTGAATACCTAGTAAAAGTATTTGCAATAATTGCCATTGTAATATCCTCTTAAATTAATCGTTTAACAACATGGAAATGGCTGATTGTGCATCTTGCCATTGTCCACCTTTTTTTAATCTTGAGGTCGTTTTCTTATATGCGTCAGTTTTCTTAGGGGATTTTTTGCTACCACTTTTCAGAACTTTCGTTCCGTTAGTTTTGTTTGCTCTTTTAACTACTTTGCGTTTACCTTTATTGTAAAGCATAGCATCTCTTAAAACGCTAACATGATTAGCTTTTACTAAAGCAGAAACTTCTTCTTCAGTAACGCCTTTCTTTAAAAGAAAATCTTTTAATTCAGCTTTTTCTTTTGTAGCAATTTTTTCATCTTTCCATGCTGGAATAACTTCAGGTAGCCTTTGTGCTTCTTCACTAAGCATTGTTTGATATTGCATCATATTTGCTTGATGATTCTGCTCTGCTACTCTTTGTTGTTCGGCTTTAACAGCATTTAACTTTTCAGATTGTTCCTGTTTATAAGCGTTCCATTCATGTTGTTTTTTACTAGCTTCGATTGGGTCTTGTTCATACATTAAGTTCCAATCTGGTTCAGGTTCTTTACCTAACTCTACTATTTGATTTTCTAAGTTCCCTAAGAGTTGAGCATATTGATTTCGCTCCTCTTGAACTTGTCTAGATTCAACTTCAAACTGCTTCTTTTCTTCAGCAAGTTTTTGGCTTTGTCTAGTAAAATGCTGTTGCCTTGAATATCCATTTCTTAATTCATCTAAAGATACTTGCTCTAATTTTCCGTCAATCTTCACTTCAATTAGTTCTTGTTGCAAGCCTTCATCTTCATCAATGTCGGTTTGTTCATCTGCATACAGTTCGGAATCTTCCTCACCTTCTAGGACTTCTTCATATTCTTCAGAAATTTCCTCAGTAGGTTCGTCTATATATTCCTCGCCAGATTCAACATCTTCAATAGGCGGTTGTTCTGACTCTGTTTGATTACTTACTTCTGCTTTATCGCCAGGGCGAGTCAGAATATCAGTAACTTGTTCAACGCTAGATTTTAATTCAGGCGATTCCTCAACTGGGTTTGTCGCTTGGTTCATATTAAACTCCTTTTTTGTTTTTTGTAATATTTTCTGCCTTAAGTTTTAAAATATGGGCGTTATCTGCAACAGCCCATAATTTTTCTTCCAACAAGTCAACTGCTTTCAAAAGATGAAAATATTGTTCTCTCTCTTGAGTCGCATGAGGTGAAGTTTCAGACCATGAAGTATGGACATCTTCCCTCACGCTTTGCATGACTGCTTGAAAAGTAGTGTCGTCTAAAATGCGTTTTGCATTTTTTCCGAAAATTATTAAATCGTCTATATGGTCATTACCACTCATTGTCTAACCCTTGCTATATCACTAACCAATTTTGATTGTGCTTTCATTTGTTCTCTATCTCTTTCAACTAATGCTCGAATAACAGTAGTTTCTACTTGAGTTCCATATTTTGCTTCAATTTCTGCGGCTTTTAGCATGATTTCAGCATCTAATTTATCTCTATCTAAATCATCTTTACGCTTCATTTCTTCATTATCAAGCTGTAATCTAGCGTTAGCTTTCTGCATATTCGCTTCAATTTCTTTAATTTGCACTTGAATTAACTGTTCTGAAATATCAGGTTTTTTCTGTTGCATAGCTTGTCGTTGTTCAGGTGTCATTTCAGGAACTTCTTTAAAGAACATAGATGGGTCTTTAAATCCAGCTAATTCAACCATTTTTGCCATAGTATTTCTATATTGTGTCATCTCAACTAAAGGATTAGAAGCGCCTAATGTTTGCAATATCTGTTCTTGTTTTGATGCTATTTGTCCTAGATACTGCATACGCTCTTGTGCAGTTCCATTTCCTAGACCTACATTAACTACGCAATCCATTCCTGTTTGCCAAACTCTAGGGTCAATAGGAATCCACTCATTACGCAATCGAACTGTGCGTTCTTTATCTTGGTGTCTAGCAAGTAATTCGTAAATACCTTTGAACAAAGGTTTCATTCCTGTTTCAGCAAATATTCTCGCTATCAATTCTATATGTTGTTGCCCACCTTGAACAGTTGCTTGAACGGCTGAAGCTGTAGCAGATTGTAACGCATCAGGGTCTAAGCCCATTGACGCTTTAGAAATTCCAGTTCTGTTTTCTTTTACTTCATCTAAGTAACTCAACATAGGGAAACAATCTTTACCAACAAATGGCATATTAAAAGGTTGAACTGCACCTGCATTTCGTTGACGAATAATACCACCAACTTCTGTATTCATAACATCTTCTATGTTTGCTTGTCCTTCAACAACTGCAACTCTTGGGTGAACACTTAATGCAAGACTATCTAACATAGAACGCATAACCATTGATTTTACTTTTTGTATATCTTCAGTTATGTCTGCAATACTAAGTCCAAAGAAAGTGTGTGGCTCTGGGTCAGGACAGAAAGAAACGAAAGGTATCTGTTCACATTTTAAATTCTTCTTAATTTCAAAGTTATCACCTACACAACACAATCTGCGAAGTTCAGCTATGCCATCGCCTGTCATATCAATCTTCATATATGCTTCGACATACTGAACTTTTAAATTCGCATCATCTTCTACAGGATTGATTCCCTCATTCTGATAAGTGTTTCTTGCTTGATATTCTGCGTTATCGTCTAATTGTGTTTCATAAGGTGAAGCAAACTTCTGAACATCATCATAATCGTAGCCCATTTCCACTAAATCAGAAACAGTTAAATATCGTCTATGAGCAATACAATATGCGTCATTCATTGAAGTCGCATCTCTATCAATCAAAAATTCTTCTGGTGGAACTGATTCAACTCTTACGCAACCATGTTCTTTCTTTCTTGTAACTTTCACATCATGCAGTTGTGGTGTCATCATGCTTTGTTGCATTAACTCAGGAACAACTTCTTCTATTTGTTCTTCTGTTTCAACAACTGCTTCAGGTTGTGGAAAAGCAGGGTCAGGATATGAAACAACTTCTGTTATTTCTACTTCGTCATCTGCTTCTAATACTGTAAGTTCGTTATCACTTAATCGTGAATATTCGTAATACTCAGCATGATAAGTTGTGTCCCAGTAATATTTTAAAATTCCGTTCTTACATAACAACGCATCTTTGAACGCATTGTAAAAAATTGGAAAACCGTCGTTGTCTTGTTGCAACACTATTCTGTTTATGTAATCTGTGGCTTGTTCAGCTAGTTTAACATCTTCTTTTCCAAAAGGAACAAACTCAACTACATTTTCGCTTGAGAAGAATATTCGCATAAGACTGGGTAGTATGTCTGCGATAGTGTCGTGAACATCAAGTGAGATAACTTGGCTTCGCCCATCTTCTTCGTTTCCGAATGGCTTACCCTGATAGTAGTCAATGCTCGTAGCCCTGAGGGGCGATATTGTGTTGTCAATAAAATCAACAGCGTCATCAAGAGCAGAACCCACAATAGATTGTAGTTCTTCTTCAGACGGTGTTCCATTATCAAACTCTCCAGTTGCTTCGCCTGACATATCATCTACATCTTGTGCTTCGTATATATCGTCAGACTGCATTTGTTTTCTTCTTTTTTTCTGAAACTTTAGTATTAGTCTTTTTGGTTTCTTTTTTGGTGGCGTTATTTTTATTCAACAATTCTTGAACATCATGTTGAGCGTCATATCTCGTAACCATATAGGATTCCTTATTTTGACACTATATATCTAGTGTTTCTGCTATCTATTATAATGATTCTAAAAATTTTTCGCAAAGTAGTTATAGAAACAAACAAAGTAAGAGGGGGGTCTGTCTAATATTAGCGATATATTCAAGTTAGTGTGTGGGTATCTAAGCTATATCATGCACTATCACTTAAACGAAGGGGGGCTTTTTCGCTGATTTTCAATAATGGTTAAGTTATTGAATTAATTGACTTTTATTATTTGTGTCAATGTGCTGTAGCAAATAGACAATTTATTTATCTATCTTTAATGCCTCTAAATGTAAGTCCTGAGTTGATATATTAACCTTAACATCTGTTCCGCCACCAGCTTTGAACTGAGAATTATAAGAACCAGCTTTCCATTTCCTAGTATCAATCTGTAATTTCGCTTTATTAATTGAGTCGCTATCTAAGTCCACGCCGTCGGCTATCTCTATAGCCTCTTCCATTGTTTTATGTGCCATTTCCTTTTGTGCCACCTCTCTCACACGCATAACCTCTCCTTTAAAGTCCCCTTTAAAAGAATCACGAGGTAAGTCCAGATATTTATAAAATACTGACCAAGTTAAACTATCCTTATTTGGTCTAGTGAAGTCAGGTAGTAAAGGACATTTACCTTTTATAATTTGATTAAATGAATAACCTTCGGCTAAAGCCTCTAATAGCCGAGCGTCTAAAGACTCAAGACCTATTTCTTTTAAATGATTTAATGCCTTTTTTGTTATCGGTTGTCCTGCCATTGTGATTCGTCCTTATATAATTAATTAGATTCATAATATAATCTTATTTAATAAAAGATTCAATTACTGACTCAAATAGCAAATTGCATTTCATAGCGTATATATACGCTATTGAAACAATGCAATCATGCAATCTTTATGAGCGTTTAAAAGTATAAAAGTTATTAAATGCAATCTTGCAATCTTCTAAACTATTGATTTAATTAAATAAATAGAAACCAATGCAATCATTTGCAATAATGCAATCAGTCAAAAGTTTATACATAATAGATTGCAAACGCTAAAAACCAATGCAATCTCAAAAGTTATCAACAAAGTTATCAACAGTTATTTTTATTTATTTAAAATTATTATGTAAATTTCTTTCAGTTTATGTTGACATTAAAAACAAGCTGTGGGATATAGTTAATCAACATTTATTTATTTTTACATTTTATAGGAGGTTATTATGAATAAATTACAAATCAAAGGTCTTAAAGGTTCAGCAGTTAAAAAAGAGGTTGAGCGTTTTATGTCCGAAAATATTATTGAGATGATGAACCAGCCAGGTTCTAATCACTGGTCAAAGAATTGGTCAGATGGTCAAGCTATGAACCAAGACGGCACGCCGTATAAAGGTTATAACGCTTTAGTATTACCTTGGGTTAAGCATCAAAATAATTTTAAGTCAGATTATTGGGGGACTTTCAAGAACTGGCAATCCAAAGGATTTAAAGTTCAGAAGGGTGAAAAATCCACCGCAATTATCTTTTCTTCACCAATTATTGAAGATGTAGAGGTTGACGGCGTTATGAAGCAAAGAGTCAAATACTTTGTTTATAAGGTTTATAGCGTTTTTAATGCAAGTCAGGTTGTTAATATGAAATCAGGAGAACTTGGTGATACTTGCGAACCTTACTGTAGAAAAAGACCAACCGATATGACGGTTAATATGGACTTAACCCAAAAGGTTATAGACTCATACTTAGCTAGTCAGAATATCGAACTAAAAGAAGGTGGCAACCGAGCGTTTTACAGTCCTAGCGGTGACTTTATCGGAATGCCAGAAAGGTCATCCTTTTTTGATAATGGCGTAACGGCAGACCATAGTTATAAATCAACATTATTACACGAGATTGGACATAGCACAGGTCACGAATCAAGACTCAAAAGACCTTTCAACAATATGTTCGGCGATGACGAATATGCCTTTGAGGAACTGATAGCGGAATTTACAGCGGTATTTATGTCAGGTCATACTGGTCTTACAGTAAGTCCACCAATGAACCATGCTAGTTATCTTAAAAGCTGGAACAGAAGATACAGAGAAGATAGCCGATACATTGTGAAAGCTATCTCCAAAGCATCTAAAGCCAGTCAGTTCATTATTGATAATTCATGCCTAGCAGAACAACAGGAAAAGGAGGTATCAAAGTCAGCCTAACTGACGAGGATTATATATCCGAAACTAGGTCTTAACTGACCTAGTCTTAGGCAATAAAGCCAACAACAAAAAAGGAAAATATTATGGAAACTTTTATAACAACATTTTTAATAACTTGGGGTGTTTTCTTCGCCTCTTGTTTTATAGCTTTGATAGTTCTAGGCATACAATCATGCCTTGACTTACCAAGTGATAAATCAGACCAAGCCAGAATAGACGCTTGGGTTGATGCTATGATTAAAATAGGGGAGGAAGACTAATGATTGAAAAAACATATAAAATAATAGCCGTTCGCAAGGATTATGTTGAAATTGATATACCAGCTAAATCAAAAGAAGAAGCTATCGAAAAAGCTAAGAATGATGACCATGAAAGCGAATGGGTTAGTTATGAACTTGGTGATTTTAGTAATTATATAAATTTAGGAGAAAAATAATGGAATATTTAAAATTATTTAATATAAATACCAATCATCAATTAGCGCCAGTTTTTAAAGCGGTTCTAAATAGCTTGGAAGACTTTACAAGGTGGGAGATTAAGGAAGATAACGAACTGAATAAGTTATTAGAAAAACCTTTGTCCGATGCTTTACCAGAGATTGAAGCTAACCAAGACCAAAGTCTTAGAAAGAATATGGTGCATATCAACAAAAGAGAACCGGGGAAAGAATCTATTAATTTATTTTCAGTATGGCTTGATACCGAAGAAGAAAATATAGGGCTATCGGTTAATGGTATGCTTTGGGATTATCTTGATGATAGTTATCAAACAGGTCCCTATGCTTCTGAATGGAATGAACTTTTAGATAAGTTTGAATACGACCCACACGGAGAAGGAGATTATAAAATTTACAGTCTAGCTGATGAGGTTTAAGTAACCGAAACTAGGGTATTATTTACCCTAGTCCTAGACAATTAAGTCTAACAACATAAAGGAGAATATTATGGAATATATATTAACAATAACCAAAGGTGAAAGAGATGAAAGTTCAAAGTATTTTGAAGCTACATTAACCGAGGAAGGCAACAGTTCTAATGAAATTGATTTTTTTAGAAGCAAATCAGAAGAAGCTGTTGTGAAATTTATTAATAAAGTAACGGAAGAATATGGTTTTGAGTATCATAACCTTTACCCCAACGATTATATGCTTGAATATTTAAGAAAGTTTATTGATGGTGGAAATCAAATTTGGGCTATTTATTCAAGATAACCAAACTGAAGTTGACAATTACACGAATCAAGAATAATTTACATACAGGAAAGGAAAATTATTATGAAAAATAACCGATTAAAAGTCTTAGTAAATGACGGGCTTGGTAATATTACTGTAAAGAATTTTACCAATATTAATGATGCTAA